GAAAACGGAGGAGCGCCACAATCAGATTCTTCTGGAACAATGCCGAGCGTTGATCGAGTTGGAATTGGCATGGAGCCTATTGGCTCCGGTTCCCAAGGCAACGTTCACATCCGCCGCCTCACCTACTGGCCCCAGCGCCTCCCCAACAGCACCCTCCAGGCGATCACGCAATGACCACCACCTACCTCCGCTTCCCCGACGAGACCACCGGCCTAGCCGCGCTGGATGCCGCTGGCCTGATCTACACCGACGAGGACGGCAACCAGGCACCGATCACCGCCAGCCTCGACCATGCGCTGGATGTGGTCGGCACGATCTACCGCGCCGGCACCTTCGACCCCGAGACCGGCGAGATGATCACCCCGCCAACACCACGCCCCGGCTGGCACGTCAACTACATCGGCACCCTGCCTGACGGCTGGGACGCCTACGTGGTCGAGCCGCTCAGACCATCGCGGGTGTTCGCATGACCATCACCGAGAACCTAGACGCCTTCCTGGATGACTTCGGTGTCAGCTGCACCGCTGGCGCCGTGACTGCGCTCGGCATCCTTGACATGCCGTCTCAGGTACTGCTGAGTGATGCGATCCTGAGCACCGACTACACGCTGACAGCCAAGGCCGCCAGCTTCGGCAGCTTGCAATATGGCGACGCTATCACCGTGGCAGGCGTCGCTTATACGGTCCGCGAGGCGCAGTACATTGACGATGGCCAGATGGTGCAGCTGGGGTTGCAGAAGACATGAGCGCACCGATCCGCAGCAATACACGAGCCGCTTGGATCATTGGCGATCCGGTGCTGCTGGCTGGTGAGTTTGGCCGCGAGTCAGACACCGGCAGCCTGAAGATCGGCAACGGCAGCCAGCGATGGAATCAGCTGCCGTATTTCGGGTGTCCCGGCTATTGGGGCAGCTTCTGGGATAGCACGTCTCAGTTCGTGGCAACGATCAACACGGCTACCGCGATCCTGCTGCGATCTGGTGACCTTGCCAGCCATGGCATAGCCGTCGCATCCGGCAGCCGGATGACGGTGTTGCATCCCGGCGTCTACAGCTTCACCTTCTCGATCCAGTTCAGCAATACCGACAACCAGATCCACGACATCAACGTATGGCTGCGCAGGAACGGCACCAACGTGGCAGATTCCGACAGCCGCTTCAGCATCATCGCTAGGCATGGCAGCCTCAACGGCAACGTGATCGGCACCGTGAACTTCGTGCTGGAGCTGGCAGCGAATGACTACATTGAACTGATCTGGTCATCCGCGAGCACCAGCGCCTACATCCACGCCGAGGCGGCTGGTGCCAGCAAGCCTGCCATCCCAGGCATCATCTGCACCGTCATCCAAATCGCTAGCGCCTGACCATGGCCACCATCCGCGAGTCGATCATCGCCAATATCCGCACGGCGCTGACCGGTACCACGGGCGTCAGCACACGGATCTACCGCAGCAGGGTGGAACCAATCAGCCGCGGTGAGTCGCCGGCCATTGTGGTGGAGCCGATCTCGGATCAGGCCAGCACCGACGTTAGCTTCTGCAAGACGGACTGGAGCCTGACGGTGCGGATCGCTGTGATCGTGCGTGGCATCATCCCGGATCAGCAGGCGGATACGATCATCGAAAGCCTGCACGCCAAGGTGATGGCAGATCAAACGCTGGGCGGCTATGCGATGAGCATTGAGGCGCGCGGCGTGCAGTTCGACATGATCGAGGCGGACCAACCTGCAGGCGTGATCGCGTGCGACTACCTGATCAGGTATCGCACCAGCGTGACTAATCTGGCAACATCATGATGGCTAACATGGAAGACGAATATCAAGGGCAAGGCGGCACATACCTCCTTGATCCAAAAACCGGCAAAAGGAAGCTCATTGAGCGGACAGAGCCGGCCAATCCCTCTGAACCCCAAACCGAGGAACTGAGCGATGGCTCTGACACGCAAAAGACTGATCCAGGTTAAAAAGGAGAGCACCTACGGGACGGACAGCACGCCTGCCGGCACCGACGCCCTGCTGGTGCGCAACCTGGAGATCACCCCGATTGAGGCTGATGTGGTCAGCCGCGATCTGATCCGCAACTACCTCGGCAACAGCCCGCAGCTGCTGGCCAACAGCCGCGTGAGCATCACGTTTCAGGTCGAGCTGGCTGGCTCTGGCACCGCTGGCACGGCGCCCCGCTATGGCGCCATCCTGCAGGCGTGCGGCATGAGCGAGACGATCGTGGCCAGCACCAGCGTGACCTACGCGCCGGTCAGTGCTGCGTTCAGCTCCGCCACCATCTACTTCAACAACGACGGCATCCGCCACATCCTGACCGGCTGCCGCGGCACCTTCACCCTCAACGCCGCCGTAGGCGAAATTCCTACAATCGATTTCACACTCGTGGGCGTCTACAATCCGCCCACGGACACGGCGCTGCCCACCACCACCTACAGCGCGCAGGCCAGCCCGCTGATCTTCAAGCAGGGCAACACCTCGGCGTTCCAGTTCTTCAGCTATGCCGGATGCCTCCAGTCGGTGAGCTTTGACATGGCCAATGAGACCGTCTACCGCGAGCTGGTGGGCTGCACTAAAGAGGTGATGATCACCAACCGTGCGCCCAGCGGCACCGTGATGATCGAGGCGCCTGCTCTGGCCACCAAGGACTACTTCAACATCGCTCAGACCGAGACCACGGGCAACCTCACCTTCCTGCATGGCACCACCGCCGGCAACCGTGTCACCTTCACGGCTGGCCAGTGCGACATCGCCAACCCCGCCTATGGGGATCAGGATGGCGTGCAGATGTTGAACATCCCCTACGTTGCCGTACCGACCACGGCCGGCAATGATGAAGTCAACCTAGCCTTCACCTGATAGGAGACCCTGCATGGCGTTTGTTCTCAAGCAGTCCGACACCTACACCTGGCCGGTCACTTTCGACGTTCCCGTTGATGGTGGCCGGCATGAACGGCAAACATTCGACGGTGAGTTCAAGCGCCTGCCGCAAAGCAAGATCGGCCCGATGGTGGCTGAACTGCAGAAGCTTGAGGATCTGGGCGAGCTGGAGCGCATTACCGAGATTTCGGCCGATGTGCTCGTTGGCTGGTCTGGTGTGACCGGTGACGACGGCAAGGAGATCCCCTACAGCCAGAAGGCGCTGGAGCAGCTGCTGGAGGTGCCGTTCCTCGCGGTGGCGGTGCTGAAGGCGTACATGGACAGCATCAAGGGAGCCAAGAGAAAAAACTGATCGAGGCCGCCGAGTATTGGGCCGGCGGCGGTGTGGTTGATGAAACCGATACAGACGCAGCAGCCCTGGGCATCGTGATGCCCGAGCAGCCGTCTGAAGACTTTGAGGTGTGGGAAGAGAACTGGCCAGTGGTTGAGATGTTCACTCGCTGCGGGACGCAGTGGCGCACCACGATGAATGGCGTCATCGGGCTGGACTATGGCGCGGTGGCCTGGATCCTTAGACTGTACGAAGTGGAGAACCAACGCTCCATGCTTGAGGATCTTCAGGTCATGGAGGCCGCGGCGATGGCAGCGTTGAACGACCGGAGCAGCTGAGATGGCGATGAACATGGACGCCCTGCTCCGCATCAAGGCGGACGTTCAAGGCGAGAACAACATCCGCCGGCTGGGCAACTCGCTGCAGGGCCTCCAGGGGCAGGCCAAGAACGCTGCGCTGGGTTTCAACAACCTCAAGGGTGCGGTGGGAGGCTTTGCTGGTGTGATTGCTGGCAGCGCCATTGTGGGCGGCCTGACTGCGATCGTGAAGAAGTCGATCGACGCCGGTGATGAACTCTTCAACCTGCAGGCCAAGACCGGCATTGCGGCCAAGGCACTGATCGGACTGGGCAATGCAGCCAAGCTGGCGGATGTGGATCAGGGCACGCTCGCCAAGGGCCTCACCAAACTGAGCGTGAATCTGGTCAAGGCCGCCGAGGGCAATGATAATCTGGCCAGCGCTTTCAAGCGGCTTGGCGTGGATGTCAAAGGGGCCAACGGTCAGGTGGTGCCGGCCGACAAGGCACTGAAGCAGATTGCCGATCGTTTCGCTGACATGCCCGACGGCGCGCAGAAGGCGGCCGCGGCCGTGGCGTTGTTCGGCAAGTCTGGCGCTGACCTAATCCCGCTGCTGAACGAAGGCGCAGCCAGCATGGAGAAGTTCACCTACAAGGTGGGCGAGGACTTTGCCGCGCGGTCTGATCTGTTCAATGACACGATCACCGAGCTGAACATCAAGATACAGGGCTTTGGGCTGGAACTGACCGATGCGTTGCTGCCGGCGCTGCAGTCGATCATCGAGGTGTTCAGCGATCTGTTTGACACCAAGCAGGATTGGACAGCGCTGTTTGATGTGATCAAGGTTGGCCTGCGCGCAGTTGCAACCGTGATCTACGCCACCATCAAGCTGGTTGATCAGCTGATTAAGGCTGTCGTCTACAGCTTTGATGCAATCGGCAAAGCACTGCAGGGTGATTTTGAGGCTGCAGGCCGAGCATTGAGCCAAGGCTTTGGCGCTGGCCTAGAGCAAGCCAAGCGCGACTTTATGCAGATCCAGAAGCTCTGGACCGATTCATCCTCCCCCGGCACAGGCCGCCGGACCGGCGGGCGCAGCATGGCGCTTGACACCAGCGCGGCGGACAAGGATGCAGCAGCTGAGGCTAGGCGGCGTGCATCTGAGGCGAAGCGCGCGGCAGCAGAGCAAGAGCGCTTGCTGGAGCGCCGTGCGGATCTGACCCAGAAGGCGATCAGCCTGCAGGAGCAACTACAGCGCAGCCTTGAAGATGTGAACGCTGAGATAGTTGGCGTTGGTGCGTCCGAAGCCGACAAGATCTGGCTCAAACGCAAGGATGCGATCACCGAAAACAACCGCCTGGTGGATGATCTGACCGAGAGCGTGGTTGAGCTGTACCGCGAGATTCAGGCCGCTGGCGGCCAGCTTGACATCAAGCCGTTTGAGTCTCTCATCAACCGCATCTCAGAAGCAAACGTCGCACTTGCTGACAGGAACTATCAGCAAGACATCACGGACCAGTGGATCCGCCAGGGTGAAGCGATCGACAAGGCTACGGAATCGGCCTGGGAAAACGCCCGCGCGTTGCAATACAACAGCGACATCATGGGCGGCTTGAAAGACGGCCTGACCGGCTACATCGAGCAAATTGGCACCATGCGTGATGCGCTTTCCAGCCTTGGACAGCAAGCCTTCCAGGGCATCGAGGATGCGCTGGTTTCACTGGTCACGACAGGCACCACAAACTTCCGTGAGTTTGCGCGCAGCATCCTTGAGGCCACCTCGCGGATGATCATTCAGCAGTTGATCCTCAAGACAATCATGCAGGCGATTGGTGCCATCGGTGGCGGCGGCAGTGGGTTCAGCGGCGCTGGTCCGGTGTCGGGGGCTTCGGTGTTCGGCAGTGCGCAGGCTGGATTCAACCCGCTGGCGTTCAGCGGCATCAAGCTGAATGCGATGGGTAACGCCTTCGCAGCCAACGGCATCGTGCCCTTCGCCATGGGCGGCCTGGTTGACAAGCCCACGATGTTCAGGTTCGCCAATGGCGGCGCCGGTCGCCTGGGGCTTATGGGCGAAGCCGGCCCCGAGGCGATCATGCCCCTCCGCCGCCTGCCCAGCGGGCGTCTCGGCGTCGAGGCCGCGGGCGGCAGCAACAGCGCCCCGGTCAACGTGAACGTCAGCGTGGACGCCAAGGGCACCAGCGTGCAGGGCAACGCAGGCCAGGGCGAACAGCTTGGGCGTGCCATTGCGCAAGCGGTGCAGGCAGAATTGGTCAAACAGAAACGGCCCGGTGGCCTGTTGGCGGCGTAACCCATGGCGACCTTCACATTCACACCCTCGTTTGAGGCAACCGAGAGCAGTAAGCCTCGTGTGCGTAAGTTTCAGGCAGGGGACGGCTATGAGCAACGCATAAGATTCGGCCTACACACCGACCCCAAGGATTGGCAGCTCGTTTTTTCCAATCGCACCGACGCTGAGCGCAATAACATTGCAGCCTTCTTCGAGGCACGAGGTAGTGCCGAGAGCTTTGACTGGACACCGCCCCGTGGCACCGCCGGAAAGTACGTGTGCGAAGAGTGGCAAATCACACTTAGTAACTGCAACAACAACCAAATACGCGCCACGTTCCGGCAGGTCTACGAACCCTAGGCTCGCCGCACTTTTAGCCTATACTGCCTGTAAGAGGATCGACCTATGGCTGCTATCGTCACCCGCGCCGGCAAAGGCAGTGCCCTGACCCACGCCGAAGTAGACGCCAACTTCAATAATCTAGGCAACGCCGTACCCGACGCCTACATCCAAACGGCAACACCCGCTACAGGCGACTCCATCACAATCACAAACACAACCAGCACACTAATCCTTAAGCACACCGCAACAATCGCCACACTCACGATCGTCCTTCCAGCCGCTCCATCCAACGGCCAGATCGTGCATGTATGCACCCGCTCCACCGTCACCACACTCACCCTAAGCGCGAACACGGGCCAGACCCGCTACGGTGCCCCCTCTACCATTACACCCACATCGCAAATAGCATTCATCTATGAGGCCGCTACCCTAAGCTGGTATCGCATCTAATGGCGGTACAAGACCTTTACGTCTTATCGGGCTACTGGGCGCCCGACTACGCTATCGGGGACGAAGGCGTCTACCCCATATCCGAACTCCAAGGCGTAGCACCCAGCGCAATCATCGAGCTGTTTGAGCTAGACCTAAACCAGCTTCAACACGGCATCACCGAAACTCACCGCTTCCACGCAGGCTCCAGCCTCAACGCCAACGGCGAGCTGGTCTGGGCCGGCAACAACTACCTGCGCTTTCCGGTCGAGGCGGAGGGCTTTGAGTACAGCGGCAACGGCCAGCTGCCGCGGCCTAAGATTCGCTGCAGCAACATCCTCGGCACCATCACCGCGCTGCTGCTGAGCCTGCCCGACGGCCTCTCAGGCGCCAAGGTGACCCGCATCCGCACGCTGGCCCGCTACATCGACGCGGTGAACTTCCCCGGCAGCGTCAACCCCTACGGCACGCCTGACCCCAGCGCCGAGTTCCCACGCGAAATCTTCTACGTGGACCGCAAGGTCGCGGAGACCCGCGACGTGGTGGAGTTTGAGCTGGCGGCTTCCTTCGATCTCGCCGGCGTGCGGGCTCCGAAGCGCCAGTGCATCAGCAACATCTGCCAGTGGAAGTACCGCTCGGCCGAGTGCGGCTACGTGGGCGCCAGCTACTTCAACGAGAACGATCAACCCGTGGCCACTCTTGCGGCTGACGTGTGCGGGAAGCGGCTCAGCAGCTGCAAGGCAAGATTTGGAGCGACGGCCGAGCTGCCGTTCGGAAGCTATCCGGGCATCGGGACTTATTTCACATGACCGACTGGCGCACAGCAGCACTCGAGCACGCCCAGGCCGAGGATCCCCGCGAGGCTTGCGGCCTGTTGGTGGTGGTCAAGGGCCGCGAGCGTTACTGGCCCTGCCGCAACCTGGTGGCCGGCGTCGAGCAGTTCATCCTCGACCCGATCGACTACGCCGCGGCCGAGGATGCCGGCGAGATCATGGCGGTGGTTCACAGCCATCCACACACTGCACCGCAGCCCAGCCAGGCCGACTTGGTGGCGATCGAGCGCACCGGCCTGCCTTGGTGGATCGTCAACCCGAAGACCGAGGCATGGAGCCCCGAACTGCGTCCCTCCGGTTACCAGGCGCCCCTGATCGGCCGCGAATGGGTGTGGGGGCTCACCGACTGCTGGACGCTGGCGCGCGACTGGTACGCAGGGCACGGGCTGCAGCTGCCCGACTGGGAGCGGCCGCTGACGCCGGAGGCCTTTGAGGCCGAGCCGCTGTTCGATCGCTTCTGGCGCGATGCCGGATTCCGCGAGCTTGACGAAGACGATGAGCTGCAACCGGGCGATGCGGTGCTGATGAGCATCAGCGGGCCGGGCCTGAACCATGTCGGCGTCTACATTGGCGACCAGCTGGTGCTCCATCACATCCGCGGCCGGCTTAGCAGCCGTGACCTCTACGGCGGCTGGCTGATGAAATGCACCGGGCGCAGGCTGCGCCATTACGATGCAGGGAGGCTAGGGCTGGCGTGATGTTGCGCACGATCCGCATCTACGGGCGCCTGGCAAAGTTCCTGAAGCGCCGGAAGTTTGAGGCTGAGGTGAGCAGCGCGGCCGAGGCTGTGCGCTTCCTGCTGGCCAACTTCCCGCAGCTGGAGCAGCACATGGCCGACCAGCATTACCGGGTGAGCGTGGGCAGCTACGACCTGACCGTGGATGAGCTGCACGACCCGGCCGGCCAGCAGGAAATCAAGATCGTTCCCGTCGTCGCTGGTGCCGGCGCGGTGGGGAGGATTATTGCGGGCGTGGCGTTGATTGGATTGTCGATCCTCACAGCTGGTGCAACCATCGGCCTGCTGGGCTTGGCTGCCCCCCTTGCGATCAGTCCCATCCTCGTAGGCATCGGCGCCAGCCTGGTGCTGGGCGGCGTGGCGCAGCTGCTCACGCCCGTGCCGCGAACGGTGCCGCCAGGCTCCACCAGCGACACGGTGAAAGACCCTCGCAAGAGCTACAGCTTCTCAGGCATCCAGAACACCAGCCGCCAGGGCCTGCCTGTGCCGATCGTCTACGGCGAAAGCCTAGTGGGCTCGGTGGTTATCTCGGCCGGCGTTGACACAGTGCAGGTGGCCGGATGAGCAGGATCGTTGGCTCTGGTGGCGTCGGCTGCTTTTTTGGGCACACGCTGGTGCGTGTCCCTGATGGACAGCGCCGCATTGATGAGCTGAACGATGGCGATCTGGTTGTCAGCTTTGATGATCGTGGCGAGCTGCACCACGCCAAGATCCTCAAGGTCCACGCCCACGAAGGCGAGCGGGTGTTCCGCTACCGCCTGTGGGGTGGCGCTGTGCTGGATGCGACGCCCAACCACTGGGTGCTGAACCAGTTCAATGCCTTCGTTGAGATCGGCAGCCTTGGCGCTGATGACTGCCTGGTGGATGAGAACGGCCACCTGCGGCCGATCGTGGACCGCACCGACTTTGGCTGCGGCACCGTCTACAACCTCACGGTGGAGGGCCACCACACCTTCATCGCTGGTGGCATCCGCGTTCACAACGCCGGCTTGGGCCTCGGCATCGCTGGCGCAGGCGGTGGAGGTGGCGGCGGCAAAGGTGGCGGTGGCGGTGAAACCTACACGCCTACCGAGGCTGGCGACAGCCTCAACTCAACGCAATACGCCAATCTGGTGGATCTCATCAGCGAAGGCGAGATCGAGGGACTGAAGGACGGCTACAAGTCGGTCTTCATCGACAACACGCCGCTGCAGAACCCGGACGGCAGCTACAACTTCCAGAGCATTCTCGTCTACACGCGCAACGGCACCCAAAATCAGAGCTATGTGCCGATCGCTGCCGACGTTGAGAACGAGGTTGGCGTCAACGTCACGGTGCAGCAGGCCACGCCTGTGGTGCGCAGTATCACAGACACCACGGTAAACGCCGCACGCGTGACGATTACCGTCCCAGCGCTGCAGCTGTTCACTGAGAAGGGCGACATCGAAGGCACCGATGTGCGCCTGCAGATCGCCGTGCAGTACAACGGCGGCGGCTACGGCACCGTGATCGACGACACGATCGCCGGCCGCACGGGCGATCAGTATCAGCGCGACTACCTAGTGAGCTTGTCAGGCGCCTTCCCGGTGAACATTCGGGTGACGCGGATCACGGCCGATAGCAACAGCGCAAAGCTGATCAACGCCTTCAGCTGGTCAAGCTTCACCGAGATCACCTACGCGAAGCTGCGCTACCCCAACAGCGCCCTAGTGGCGGTGCGAGTAGATGCCGAGCAGTTCAGCAGTATCCCGCGCCGCTCCTACCTGATCCGCGGCATCAAGGTTCGGATCCCAAACAACGCCACCGTTGACGCCACCACCGGCCGGCTGATCTACGCCGGCATCTGGGGTGGCACGTTTGGCGCTGCGCAGTGGTGTTCAGACCCCGCATGGATCCTCTGGGATCTGCTCACCTCCACCCGGTACGGCTTCGGTGATCACATCCAGGCCGCTCAGCTTGACAAGTGGGCGTTCTATGCCGCGAGCCAGTACGCCTCCGAGCTGGTGCCCAATGGCTTCGGTGGGCAGGAGCCACGCTTCAGCTGCAACGTCAACATCCAGACGGCAGAGGAAGCGTACAAGCTGATCAACGACATGTGCTCGGTGTTCCGCGCCATGCCCTACTGGAGCACCGGCGCGCTGACCATCAGCCAAGACAAGCCGTCGGACCCGGCCTATCTGTTCACGCTGGCCAACGTCTCCGATGACGGGTTCAGCTACCAAGGCGGCAGCCTCAAGACCCGCCCAACCGTGGCGGTGGTCAGCTACCTCGACCTGAGCCTGCGCGACATTGCCTACGAGGTGGTCGAGGATCAGGCCGCGATCGCCAAGTACGGCGTGGTCACCACCGAGGTGTCGGCGTTCGCCTGCACCTCCCGCGGCCAGGCGTCACGCATCGGCGAATGGCTGCTCTACTCCGAGCAATACGAATCCGAGGTGGTGACGTTCACCGCTTCGATCGACGCCGGCGTGCTGGTGCGCCCCGGCCAGGTGATCAACATCTCCG